GTTTTTGGAATACAAGCAATGATTTGTTTGTTTCACAATCCGATGATAAGTATGTTGCTCCAATAACAACATATAATAATCTATCTCATTTTACTAAGGTAGATGGTTTAATGGATTTCTATGCTGATATTATACAGAAAATGATGAAAGAGATTGGAATGTATAAAAGATGTAAATATGGATTTGAATTATGGGCACAATACTATAATAATAAAACATACGGACATGAACCGCACGATCATTTTTTTGGTAATGAAATAATTAGTTTCAATCATATAATAAAACCATCAAAAAATAAATGTTTTTACTTTATGAATGATGAGAAAGAAAAAAATTATTATGGTAAACAGGACTCTGGACATTTTTATGCCTGGCCACCTTGGAGAATTCATGGGGTAGATAGAGTTGAGGAGGAAGATATCAACAGATTAATAGTTGCAGGAAATATCTCTCTATTTGAGTACAACACTCTAGATGGAAAGACTTTAGTTAATAAATAACTTAGTAGATTTACTAATACAATGAAGCCAACTCCAAGAGAAACAAAAAAGATTCATGAGAATTACGAGAAAGTAAAACAGCATCTTATTGATGAGAAATATGCAGTTGATACTGATTCTGCAGATAAAATTATCTCAGGTATGAGTCAGGATTGGTTTGATACAATCGTAGGATAGGTTTATAAAACACAGCTAAATAATTGATATTGATCGATGTTATGTCGCATTTGATAATATCAAAAAAGAATGAAGTGCATCTTCAGATTGAGTCTGATATGCACGTTTATTATGAGTTAGCAGACTATTTCACCTTTGAAGTACCAGGTGCAAAGTTTATGCCAACTTATAAAAATAAGTATTGGGATGGAAAGATAAGGTTATTTAATATTCAAAACAATCAAATATATGTTGGACTTTTAGATAAAGTCGTACAATTTTGTAAAGACCACGAATACACATACGACTTTCAACCAAGTAAGTTTTATGGTTTACCATTTGAAGTAAATGATGGTATCTCAGAAGAGGGTGTGAAAGATTATATGAATGCTGTAAGTAAATATAAACCTAGAGATTATCAGATACAGGGAGTACACGACGCTTTAAAATACAATCGTAGGTTATTGATATCTCCAACTGCTTCAGGAAAGTCTTTGATGATATACGGGATTGTGAGATATTACGTTGAAAAAAAATTAAGTATTCTGATAGTAGTCCCGACGACATCCTTAGTAGAACAGATGTATAAAGATTTTGAGGATTATGGTTGGGATGTTGGTTCATTCTGTCACAAGATATATGCTGGTAAAGAAAGAGAAACAGACTCTCAGGTAATTATTACAACTTGGCAATCAATCTATAAACTTCCTCGCAAATACTTTAATCGTTTTGGATGTGTGATTGGAGATGAAGCACATCAATTTAAATCAAAGTCATTAATATCTATAATGTCGAAACTTGATAATGCCAAATATCGTTTTGGTTTTACAGGAACTCTTGATGGAACACAAACACATAAGTGGGTGTTAGAAGGATTATTTGGTCCTTCTTACAAGATTATCAAAACTGATGAACTGATGAAAAAAGGTCACGTTGCAACTTTAGATATCAATGTGCTACTATTAAAACACTCACCAAATAAATTTGAAACTTTTGAAGATGAGATTCAGTATATTATTACTCATCAAAAAAGAAATAACTTTATTAAAAATCTTGCCCTTGATCTTAAAGGTAATACTTTAATTTTGTTTGCTAGAGTAGAAGGACACGGAGAACCACTATATAAATTAATACAGGAGAGCAATGTACTTGAACAACGACAAGTCTTTTTCGTACACGGAGGAGTTGCAACAGAAGATCGAGAAGAGGTTCGCTCAATTACAGAAATGGAGAGTAACGCAATCATTATTGCCTCATATGGAACCTTCTCAACAGGAATCAACATTAAGAACCTTCATAATGTCATCTTTGCTTCCCCATCTAAATCTCGAATACGAAACCTTCAATCAATCGGAAGAGTCTTAAGAAAGGGAAACAATAAAACAAAGGCAACTCTATATGATATTGCCGATGATATTAGCTATAAATCAAGAAGAAATTATACACTCAATCACCTCATTGAGAGAATAAAGGTTTATAATGAAGAAAACTTTAATTATGATATAGTTAAAATACCTTTAAAAAATTAAACCTAAATAATAATACAAGTATTCTGGAATGATGGGAGAAGAATTTCACGCTGTTCTAAAATTAATTACAGGAGAGGAAATCTTCTCACTTGTTTCTGTCGATGAGAATGATGGAGACTCAATTATTATGCTTTCAAATCCAGTTATAATGAAGATGCTTTCAAGTCCTGCAGGAAAATATGTTAAAGTTAAACCTTGGTTAGAGTTACCAGATCAAGATTTATTTTTAATTAAGTATGATAAAATTATTACTATGTCTGAAGTAACAGATGAACAAATGATTAAATTTTACAATCGATATCTAAATGAAGATGATATAGATATTGAGATTGATGGTAAAGTTTCTCTGAATGATAAGATGGGATTACTAGGAACTGTTGATTATGCCCGTCTAAAGCTAGAAGAGATATTTAAGAATAATATAGATAAGCCTAACAATCCTTGAACTCCTACAGAGTTATTGTACACACTTTTTGGTAACTTGTCAAGTCCCATAAATTATGTTATACTATCATTGTATTAGGTCAGGTATATGGCAAAGAAAAAATCAGAGCATTATGTAAATAACCGTGAACTTTTAGAAGCATTAATTGTTTATCGTGCACAAGTTAAAGAGGCACAAGAAAACGATTTACCTAAACCACGCATCACGAATTATTTGGGTTCTTGTTTTTTAAAAATAGCAACACACTTGTCATATAAACCAAACTTTGTTAACTACATGTTTCGTGACGATATGATATCGGACGGGATTGAGAATTGTGTTCAATATATTCACAACTTTGACCCTGAGAAGTCTCGCAATCCATTTGCATACTTCACACAGATCATTCATTATGCTTTTCTCAGACGTATACAAAAAGAGAAAAAACAATTAGACATCAAGACAAAAATCATTGAGAGAAGTGGATTTGATGAAGTGATGAACGTAGATGACAATGCAATGTCAGGTAGTAGTTCTGATTACAATACAATCAAAGATAACATTCAATATAAGTCAAGTAATAGATGATTTTACCAGGTTCTACAGTTAAAGTAATAGATGAAAATTCAATCTATCGAGGATATGTTGGATGTGTTCAGAGAATACAAGGCAAGAAAGCAGCAGTTCTCATGGATTCACATACTCCTTGGGATAAAATGATTACATTTAAATTATCCGAGTTGCGTGAGCAAACCGAAGGTTTCCAATATTATCCAAAGAAAAAGAAATGAAGTTAGCAATTATTACAGATCAACATTTTGGTGCAAGAAAAGGTGCTGATTACATACATGGTTATTTCAAAAAGTTTTACGATAATATCTTTTTTCCATACTTGGAGAAAAATAAGATTGATACGATTGTTGATATGGGTGATACCTTTGATAATCGTCGTAATATTGACCTAGCAACTCTTGAGTGGTCAAAGAAAAATTATTATGACAGATTACAAGCAATGGGTATTACCGTCCATACAATCGTTGGTAATCATACTGCATACTATAAAGATACGAATGAAATTAATACTGTAGACCTTTTATTAAAAGAGTATGATAATGTTGTTGTTTATTCAGAACCAACTACTATAAATCTTGGTGGATTAGATATTTTAATGCTTCCGTGGATTAATGAAGAGAATAAATTACAAACACTTGAAATAATGGACACTACATCTGCCGATGTAATTATGGGTCATCTTGAGTTGAATGGTTTTGTTGCAACTCGTGGTCATACAATGGAACACGGAATGGATACCAAGATATTTGATAAATTCTATCGTGTATACTCTGGTCACTATCATACTCGCTCTGACAATGGAAAGATTTACTATCTCGGAAACCCTTATGAAATGTTCTGGAACGATGTTTTAGATACAAGAGGATTTCATATCTTTGATACAAAAACAATCGAACACAAACCCGTAAACAACCCTTACAGACTATTTTACAATATCTATTATGAAGACACTAATTATAAGTTATTTGATACTAGAGAATTTAAAGATAAGATAGTCAAAGTGGTTGTAAAGAAGAAAACCGATCAAAAGCAATTTGAAAAATTTATAGATAAATTATACAACTCTGGTATTCAAGACTTAAAAATAATTGAAAATTTTGTATTAACCGAAAGTGCAGACTTTGAAGTTGAAGAAACTGAGAATACGATAGGTATATTGAATCGCTATATTGATGAATCTGAGTTTGAAGGAGATAAAACTCTCATTAAAGGAATTCTACAGCAAATATACACCGAAGCTTGCGAGGTAGACTAATGTATCTTCTTACACTTAAAGACAGACGGGACGATGGTGCCTATGCTGTACTTAATCGCTATGGAGAAAAAGTCCTCTTTATGTTTGAAGAAGAGGATGATGCAGAGAGATATGCTATGATGTTAAATGATGATGAGGATGCTAACTTAAATGTTATAGAAATTGAAGATACACTTGCCATTCGGACGTGTAAGATGTATAATTATAAGTATGCAGTGATCACACCGAACGATATAGTCGTTCCACCACCTAAGAATGATAACGTTTCAAAAAATTAGATGGAAGAATTTTCTGTCAACTGGAGACCAGTTCTCAGAAATAGATTTCCAACAAAATGCAACGAATTTGATAGTCGGAACAAATGGTACAGGTAAGTCCACAGTATTAGATGCCTTGACTTTTAGTTTGTTTAATAAACCATTTCGTAAAATTAATAAGTCTCAACTCATTAATGCCACCAATGAAAAAGATTGTGTTGTTGAGGTAGAATTTACTGTTAATAATAAAGATTATCTTGTTAGAAGATCTATCAAACCAAATAAATTTGATATTGAGGTCAATGGAACACTATTACATAAAGAATCTGATGATAGATTAAATCAAAAGATATTAGAAGAAAGTATATTAAAAGTAAACTACAAGTCATTTACTCAGATTGTTATATTAGGAAGTAGTAGTTTTGTTCCCTTTATGCAGCTGTCTACAAGTAATCGTAGAGATGTAATAGAGGATTTACTTGATATTCGTATCTTCTCTGCTATGAATAGTCTGATTAAAGAAAAGATTCGTACA